AAATACCCAAGACCCTACGATGCTTTCACGAGCTGAGCAAATGATGCGTGACATGGGAGCTGCTGCATGGTTTATTATTGATGAAACAGAAAGCTTTGAATTTGCCCAGGCAACGGGAACACTTTCCGGGGATGTATATAGCAACCTCATAAACTTGTGCAACAATGAAAACAGCTTGCTCATCAGTGGCGCAATTATAGGTCAAGACACAAAGAACGGCAACAGAAGTAAAGATGAAAGTGCGCAGGATGTTCTTTGGGAATTGGTTAAAGCAGATATGGAAACGGTTGAACAGGATTGGAACAATATTGTAATTCCCGCATTAATAAAAATTGGTGCAATGCCTGCCGGTCTTACTTATGAGTTTAATCCATTTGAAGATATAGACCAGCTTTTTAAATTTACAACCGGCTTGTTACAGTATAAAGACATTGATGATGAGTGGATAACTGAAAAGTTTGGCGTTAAGGTTACAGGCAACCGCAGTAATGGCAACCCTGATAATTTAGATAACCCCACAGATGATAAGGTAAAAAAGGCCATTGATAAAAAACTTTCTGCTTTTTTCGTTTAAGCCCCCCGGAGGGGGCTGCATCCGTATTTTACGATGTAATGCATAACCGCATTGCAACCTTATACAGCCATGTACAATTAGCAGGCAATAAGAACCCATACAAAAAAGTACATGATGCTTTCAATGATGCTGCAGAGTACGTTCATATAAAAGGTTCATTCAGTAGTAATGACTTAACCCATGATAAAGTAAAGCCGCTGATTAACGAAACTTACAAGGTTTTAAAAGGCTCTTTAAACCAAGATGTAAAAACAGAACTCCCGCTTGTAATGCGTCAAAAGATGCAGGATGATATTTTTCTGTTTAGCGGTATGAAAACATACGCGCAACTTAAAGAAGCATCCTTGCTGTTATTTGATGCAAATAAAAACGTAAAAGGATTTGACCAGTATTTGCACGACATACAAAAGATTGATGCCACTTATAACGAAAACTATTTACGTGCAGAGCATCAGCATGCAATCGCTGCCGTTCAATCTGCTGCGCAATACCATGAATTCATGCAGGATGCAGATCGTTATGATCTGCAAATAAGAACCGCAGGAGATGACCATGTAAGAGCCACTCACGCCATATTAAACAATGTTACACGCCCCGCAGATGACCCTTATTGGAATACAACATGGACGCCGTTTGATTGGGGTTGCCGTTGCCGCATTATACAAGTATTAAAGGGTAAATATCCTGTTACAGATATTGGCACAGCTAACAAGGCATCAGAGAAAGCAATTGGCGAATTGTTTAAATATAATCCGGGGAAGGAACAGGCTATATTTCCACCAAAGCACCCTTACTATAAAACAAGTAAGCAGGCTATGGATGTTGTTAAAGGCATGGCCCCGGAAAGCGAGGGCGGCATTGATCTTAACAAGATAAAAGGGCAAATAACTGCAACGCATGCCAAAAAGCTTTTAAGTGAATATGCAAGCAAGTTCCCCGAAGGCTTTTCGTATGGCTTTGAAGCGCTTAAATTCCTTAAGTCTCAATCCTACATGATGCAGCATTCTATAACAGTAAATAGAATGACAGGATTACCAAGCGGCAAAACCATTATTACAATTAGCACTAACACTTTCAGGAATGGGTTTAACCCTGCTGCTGAATTTATTAATGGCCTAAATGCAATTAAACAAGGCAAAGAACTAACGTTCACGCAGGAATACGCTTTTGAAAGCTTGTGGCATGAAATACTGCATGCGAAAACAAGAACAAAGCGCACGGGTTTAACAGCCTTGCAGCGCGAACACATGGAGACAGTTAACCAGTTTGTGGCCCGGCATACATACCCGCAATTAATTGAAGCTTTTGGAGGCAAAGCAACTAATCAGCAAAAGGTTTTGGATGAAGGATATGGTTATAGTAGCTGGATAAAGAATTTCAGGGAAAAGCTTGCTAATAATGGAATTGATGAGAAAAAAGCTGTTGAATTTTTAGAGCCGCATTTAATGACGGATTACAGCAATTTAGGTAAGAAGATGCGGGAGTTATTTGATAATGGCTAATTCATCGAAGCCTAACAAATATTGCTCTTGAAGTGCGGGGATTTTTTGCCAATATGCGTCAGCTTGTTCCTGATCGGCGCGGTGTTCAAACAAAAGAGCCAAATCAAGATAAGCGGCATCCTGTGTTATAGCGGCCTGGTAAACATCTTTGGAAACAGGGTCGGGAAGATTTAACCCATGCCGCAAGGTCATAGAAATATAATCTATGCCTATGGCCTTCAGTTCTGAGGCCGTTGGGTTATAATCAAAAATTGTTTCCATACTGTAAATGTATGAAAGATTTTAAAACATATTTCAAAACGATTTTAAAAGACTTGCAAGTGGAGTTAAGCGATGAGTTTGATAAAAACTTTGAGCGCAAGGCTTTTTTTAATGAAAAATGGCCGCAAACCAAATGGGCCAACGGCAAAGGCAGCTTAATGACCCGAACCGGCGCAGGCAGGCGCAGCATATATAGCAAGATTGAAGGCGATGGCATTGTGTGGCGCTCATCCCTTCCATACATGGCAATTCATAATGAAGGCGGCAGCATTGAAGTTACGGCGCAAATGAAAAAGTTTTTTTGGGCTATGTACTACAAAAGCAGCAATGCCATTTCAAAAAAAGCCAATGGCGACTTTGCAAATACAAAGCGCAATCAAAAGCTTACCGGCGAAGCTGCAATATGGAAGAGCCTGGCATTAATGAAAGTGGGGAAAAAAATGAAAATACCTGAACGCCGGTTTATTGGAGATCATCCGCAGGTAAAGCAGAGTGTTAAACGTGTGGTTGACGGCGTAATGAAAGAAATTGATGCAGATTTAAAAATACTTCTTAACCCAAAAAATAAATAATTATGGATATTCTATTGCAGGATGTACAGGACAGGCTTACAGCCGAAGTATTGGCGCTTAAGTACGTGGATGAAGATTGGGGCCAATTAGATGATTACAGCCCGAATTTCCCCGTTAAATGGCCTTGTGCGCTCATTGATTGCTTTAATGCCAACTATGATAATTTGGGCAATAATTCGCAAATGGGATTAGCCACGGTAAGGGTTTTATTCGCTGATGTAAAATTGAGCAACAGCAGCGCCAAAGCGCCCGCAAATCAAAAGGCAAACAGTTTAAGCTTTCATACCACTTTAAAAGCCATTTATAAAGCCTTACAGGGATGGACAGGTCACAACCATTACACTGGCCTTGTAAGGATAAGCCAAAGGCGCATTCCCCGCGACGATGGCGTCCGGGCGCATGAAATGATGTTTACCGTAAATATTAAAGATGTGATTGCGGCCCCGCAGAAAATAACGGTTGAACGCACTTCTTTTACTGTGCAGGTTGAAACGGAAATGATCTAATTGAAAAGCGCCAATTGATTTTCTGAAACAGGATTAGATTTGAAAGAGTGCTTAATGTTCATCCATGTGCGGTAAGAAATGTAGATGCCATGCTTTGGGAAAACGCGGCGCACAATGAATGTATCGGGTACATCATGGTGCTTTTCGCCGTTGTAAACGGCCTTTATAACGTCCTTTCGTTTATTATAATTGTCAGGAGTGTATGCCACAATGACAAAATTAAAAAAGGCATCCCGCGTAATACGGAATGCCTTTAAAACTTATCATCAATTTTCGATAATGTTATGAACAGTTACTTATTCTTTTGCTTTGAAACTATCTGCATAAGTCGTTCTTGCAACATCCGCAATCAAAGATTTCTAACTAAAATATACCAGGTGTTATCGCTTTCGCTTTCTACCTGAAAAAGGCAATAGGCATACTTTTTTGAATTGTTAGGATTATCAATGTTTTTTTTCGTTATCAAGTCGTTTGACATTTTTAGCTTGTCTGCATTTGCATCAATGTAGGCTTGCCAAATAGGATAAAGTTCTAAAAACCTTCCCTCGATTCTTTCAATAAAATAACGTGGCTTACCTGCTATTTCAAGTGCTTTATTTTCACCGATGTTATATTTACGAAACATAAAGCCATATACATCCGGCCTTCCAAATGCATCTTTAATGCTATCGCTCCTGTAGCTTACTACGTAATAATATCCGCCAGTATTATCATCGGCATCATAAGCTTCAATAAATTTATAAGCCCCTTTAAAATGGCTCATAGCATCATCTGCAAAAATTTTGCAGCTATCTTTACTTATGCCAAATAACCATTCAGGCTTTTGTGCATTTGTTGCAACTGTAAAAATCAATGATAAAAAAATAAAGATTGTTTTCTTCATATAGTATGGTTTTAATTATTCCAAATTTCACTTCTAAGATACGTCTCAACATATTTAATTCCTTCACCATCATTTTTAAACCTTAGATACACCGGCCAATAATTGGCAGCTTTATCCCGCTCTTTCTGCAGCAATCGGTTCCAAATTTTTAAAGACACTTTTTTGCTGCTGCCTTTATTAACGTAGGCCATAGGCCAAAACTCTTCAAACGTCCAATTGCCTTTGTGCTGTTTCGTAAGCTTTGCGCCGCTTGTTTTTATCTTTTCCTGCAAATCTTCAATAGTAACCGGCAGCGATGATAATAGCCAACCTTGCTGCTTTGGCGTAAGCTTTGCGCCCTCTGAATCGTAATTTATTAAAACCCCGTAATCATCAAACTTAAAAATTATTTCCCCTTCAATTTTGTCGCTTTTTAATAAATAAGTCTGCATGCTTTTTATTTTTCAGTTAATGCATTGGCAACCTGTTTCCGTATGCCTTTATTAAAATCTGATTTTATTTTTTCTGCCACTGCAATCAATACAAACAGTTCTCCGGTTGTATATTCATTAAAGGGCTTTTTAACCCCTTTTACACCTTGTTTTTCAGCCCATGCAATGGCAGTTTCTACAGGCTTGCCCATACTATGGAAGATTGCCATAATTGCTTTGCGCATTCTATCGGCTTTATCATTTTCCCAATTAGACGGCGTTATCCTTTGCAGGCTGCGGATAAGCTCCTGTAGTTCCCGTATATCCAAATCTTTTAATGATTTTGTACGGCCTTCGGTAAACGATTGTATAACCTCTTCTTTTGTGTTGGGGTTGCCCGCTTTTACACTGGCATTGTATGCTGCAAAAAAGGGCGAATATTTATTTTTCATGTTGTGTGCTGGTTAAGAATAAATAAACTACGTTCCAATTGGGGAAACTTGGAGTACCAAAATGTATATGATGGCCGGTAAACTCACCAGCGCCGTTTTTTGTTCTATCATCTACCAGGTAATGGCCGATAGCTAAATCTTTACGGTGTGTAAGTATTAATCTTTTTTCGGCAAGCTTGCCAAAGTGCGCCTCAAGCCAAATGCGTTTGCCGGTAAAAGAGTTTGGCACATTCCACATAGGCGTACTTAAGAAATACACATCATACAAATCAAACAACTTCTTTACTGTTTCAATTGAGCCATCAATTGGCGGCAACGTGTGAAATATATCGGGGTTGGCTTCGCATATATTATTAACCCTTTTGTAGCTTGTTTCATAATCGCCGGTATGTATATCCGGGCAAAAGCTTTTAATGGCTTTATCAAAATCGGCGATAACGCCGTCCATGTCTATGTATAATATTTCTTTTTGCATTGCTTGTATTAATTAAAATATTTAATTGCTTCGCCCCCTATCCATCTGCCAATATGAACGGGAACGCCGTTGCCAATAAGGCAATAAGCATTTGATGTTGATGGGAACTTATAATCATCCGGCACGCCTTGCAGGCGGGCATATTCTCTTATGCTAAAAGGACGTACACCATGTTTATAATTTTCATCTGCCACTAACCTTGTGCCTCTGTCTTTTGCATAATGCGCTACGCATGTGGGTGCAATTGCATTTACATCATTCGGGTTTACTATAATAGGTAGATCGCGGTAATTACCGTTAAGCCTACTTATAACGTAGTTAGGTATATGCACATCAGGGTTTTTCTCCATTAACGATTTAAGACGCACACGCCTTTTACTTTCAGGCGCAGTAATATTGAAAGGTTTTTTAGTACCTACAATTATTACACGCTTGCGATCTTGCGGCAACCATAGTGAAGCATTAACAGGGCAAAATGTTGTAATGTAATAACCTGGGAGTTTCGTCATTGCTTCCATAACTACTTTAAACTTCAACATGCCGGGCACATTTTCGCCCCAAAACATTGCAGGCTGCTCTAAAGCTATATGACGGAACGCATGCAAAAACAGTTCATCCCCTGTTCTTACTTTATGAATGTCGGCAATATCGCTATAGCGGTCGCAAGGGTAAGTAAAGTAAATTATATCTGTATTAGGCTGATCTAATACAGTCGTTTCTTTAATGTCTTTTGTAAGAATTTGATGATTGAAATAATGCCTATTCATTTTCATACAGGCAGTTGCTTTTTTATCTATATCAATTGATTGAACAATCTTTATTCCGGCCTGTTTAATTCCAATATCAAATAAGCCTGCGCCGGAGAAATAACTTTTGGCTGTCGGTTTGTATTTTTTCATTTAAGTAAATTGAAATCTTTCGTTTTCTTTTATGATTGTTGTTTGAAACGGGAACCCATTTTCCGGCACTTGTGTTATCATATCCATTAGGTTGCCGGAACCTGAAAACACAATGCGTTTAGTATTGTCCAGGTTTATTTGAAGCGTTAAGCGCTTGCCTGTGCCTTTGTCAAAATTTGATTTATCAATCTTGAATTTTTCTATAATTATCTGCCTGTTCAATATCCTGTCAATCTTAATCTTGTCGCCCTCAAAAGCTATTGAAACAGGCTTTATTTTGAAATCTTTAAAGCTGTTCATGCTAATAGTTTGTTTAATAATTTTTTACTGTTGCAATGTTTTGCCCACCCGTAATAAGCAGCTACAGAAGCCGGGTTATTTCTGTGCTTAAGCATTCGTGCAAAGTTTTGTTTGATGCGTTTACGTAACAGTGTATGCGTGTGAAAGAAGCGATAGCCTACAAAATCAATTCCACGTGAAGCAACCGGAAATACCTGATAATTTTCTTTTACCGTTAGTTTTAAATTGTTCGTTAAATAGGCTTTAATTTCTGCAAGCATTTGATGCAGGCGGGGCTTGTTTGATGCAAGTATTACCAAATCATCTGCATAACGGAAATAATACTTGACCTGCTTTACTTCTTTTAACCAGTGATCGAAGTAAGTGAGATAAAAGTTTGCGAAGTATTGACTTACATAATTTCCAATAGGTACGCCATCGGCGCTCTCAATTAGCTCATCTAATAACCAAAGCAAATCGGCATCTTTAAATTTTCTGCGCAGCAAGTGTTTTAAAACATCATGGTTGATGTTTGGATAAAATTTCTTTATATCCAGTTTCAAACAGTATTGCGTACCTGCTTCATCGTGTAATGCTTCTTTTACGGCATTTGAAGCAGCATGAATGCCTCGTTTTTTTATACAGCTATATGTATCTGCTGTAAAAACGGAAATAAATATTGGCTCTAAAACATTCATGATCGCGTGGTGAAGAATTCTATCGGGGAAGTAAGGCAGCCTATACACATCGCGTTCTTTTGGTTCGTACACTTTAAAAACGCTGTATGGAGAAGTTTTGTAGGTTTTATTCACAAGCATTTGATGCAGCATTATGATGTTATCCTCCTGGTTTTTGTTGTGGAGGATAACACCATATTGTTTATGCTTGCCTTTGCTTGCTTTAGCATCTGCAAGCTTAAGGTTTTCAATGCTGCAAATTTGCTGATATATGTTACTGATGCGCTTCATGCTTTGCTTTTAAAGGCTCATGTTCACTTATGTTACCAATGAGCCTAAAACAAGTGATCTTTTTTTGCACTGTTGGCAAGGTTTGTATTGCTTTAAAAAGCATAGGTGGGAACTGACATTCGAATTCGAATTCCAGTTATCGTAGTCGTTGAACGCAAACCCGGAGGCCGCAGACAACTAACGCCCTCGCAATACACAACCGCATTGTTTTATTGAATTACAAAATATTCCTTATACAGACTTAAGAATTGTGTGCCTGCATATTTGGCAAGCTCCCGCGTTTTGAAGCAAAGGCGGGAACCGACAGTCGAAGTCGAATCCCAGTGAACGTAGTCGTCGAACGCAAACCCGGAGGCCGCAGACATATCAAACCACGGATAGTATTTCCATTCATCATAGTTGCTCCAATCCGGCTTCCATCCATCGTTAAGCGCCTGTGCAATTATTACAAGTTTATAATGCGCAATGATGGCTTTTTGCTGATCTGCTGGCATCATTGATACGTCTGGCAGCTTTGTTTTGATGCCTAATTTCTTACAGGCATCCTCGAAGCTTTTAATTTCTTTCATAAATTGTGAATTGATTTTTGTTTATAATAGCCCTTTGGTATTACCAGTACCGGGGGCTTCTATTTGAGCAAGAACATCTCTTTATACAGGTCAATAAATTGCTTTCCTGCATATTCTGCAAGCTCAGAAGTTTTGAAGCAAAGGCGGGAACCGACAAACGAAGTCGAATGCCAGCCATCGCAGACGTGGAACGCAAACCCGGAGGCCGCAGACATATCAAACCACGGATAGTATTTAACTTCATCATCATCCTGCCAATTAGGTTCCCAACCTTCATTTAATGCACGGGCAATTAATGTAAGTTTTAAGAATGCTTGTGCGGCAAGTAAATCACCGTTAATTCCAATATAAGAAAGCAGGATATGCATATTTTCAGATACCGATAATTCCCGCAAAGCATCCTCAAACGTTTTAATCCTATCTGTAATTTTTTCAGGTTTTGGCGTTTCGCCTAATAATGCAGTAAGCATTTTTTTGCCATTATCATCGGCAAGGTTGTAAGCCTTTAAAGCATTGTCTTTTGTGATTGTTACTGTGTTCATTTTGTTTGTTATTTGATTATAAAAAATGTTTTATACAACTCTGTAAATTGCCTGCCTGCATATTCTGCAAGCTCCCGCGTTTTGAAGCAAAGGCGGGAACCGACATGCGAATCCGAATACCAGTAATCGTAGTCGCCGAACGCACACCCGGAGGCCGCAGACATATCAAACCACGGATAGTATTTAGTTTCGTTGCGATTGCCCCAATTTGGTTGCCAACCTTCGTTTAATGCTTCGGTAATTACAATAAGCATAGAATAAGCATTAATGCTATTAATGTGCTTTTCAAGATAGCTGCTGTGAGCGCTATGCAATACATCATCAATCTTAATCCCTAAAGCATTGCAAGCATCTTCCAGGCTTTTAATGCGGTCTGTAATTTTTTCAGGCT